TATATTTGTTCAACAGCGTTATACAGAAAAGCGCACATAATGAAACAACTTAATTTGCATTTTAGCAATAATAATGAGATTGAAGTTATTGTTGTCAATTTTGGATCTCAATATAAAATTGAAGGTATCAAAAATAATAATAACTTTATTTTTGTTGAAGGAGATAAAGTTTTTTACGAAAAAGTAAAAAGTTTTGCTGATCTTTCCAATCAATATGCTGACACAAGTTGGGATGTTATTGATTATGGATTTAATCTAAATCAATTTAATTTCTTCAAAAGTTTGGTAAAGGACGCAGAATGAAAAGTCACATGCATATAGTAATTGTCGCCGCACTTGCCCTAACTGGTTGTGCGTCAGGTGGTAGTTCTTATACGGGCAGATCCTCTGATACCCAATATGTCCGTGATACTAATGGACAGACTGTGTATCGAATTCAAGAGGGCAGTGTATTCAAACCCAATGGTGAACGTGTGGCAAGGATTGACTCAAGTGGCAACATATTCACAACCACTGGCACACGAGTGGGTAGAATATCTAAAAAGTAATTTGGTTAAATTTCCATTAGGCAAAAAGAGTATTCTCAGTTATACTATTATTACTGCGAAGGAAAAGCAGTTTAACTTAAAGGAAAATAAAATGTTAGAAGAAAAATTAGTAGAAATAGTAAATGCAATTGATAATTTGACTGACAATGACACCACAATTGAGTTCAATGTAGAAACACATAATTTGATTAGTTGGTTAGGTGAAAGTTTAGATAGTATTGCTAATACATTAAAAAAGATTGAAGCTAAAATGAAATAAGGAGTATGGGCAGGCAACTGCCCTACTTCTGAACAGTTTTCTCTTGTTAAGTTATTGCCCTCTTTCCTTCGCGGTGTAATAATAATAAGAAATTAGAAACCCCTTATTGCACTTGCAGTAGGGGGCTTTCTTTTGACAATCGTTCGCGCACTGATGCCGTATAACAATTATACAATAGATTAGTCATATTACCTAATGGTTATTTTACCATTTAAGTAAATACTGGTATGCAAGATAATGATATTCCCACCTCTGGCAAGCGAGGACCAAAACCTAAACAACTACAAGAAAAGATTGTATTAGGTCTCCCTGTTGGACGCGATAAGAAAGTAGTCCCACCTGAAGAAGTTTATAAACTAGCAGCCTTAGGTTGTAAGAATATTGAAATTGCAGACTGGTTTGGTGTTACTGAAGATGCCATCAGTAGAAACTTCGCCGCAGAACTGACAAAAGCTCGTGTAGCAGTTAAGATTAGTCTTAGACGTGCTATGTTGAATAACGCATGTCAGAATAACAATGCAGCACTACAGATTTTCCTAGCTAAAAACTTCTTAGGCATGAGCGACAATCCTGTTGACAGTGAAGCTAACACTCCTCTACCATGGAGTGATGATGAGTGAGATTAAATCTAATCCTCAACTGTTTAACATATTGAAACATAAGAATATAGTTAAAGTGAGATCTAAAACTCCTGGCTATTCCTTATGCTTGTATCAGTGGGATTATGCTAATGAAAATTATCAAGTATATTCAGCTGATTACTTCGATACACTTGAAGCAGCTCAAGATGAAGAACAGCGTTATATAAACTTATTCGCCAATGCCACTGAGTAATCCACAGCAGACTATTGTAGATGCATCACAGCGTTTCAAGGTTGTTATAGCCGGTCGACGCTTTGGCAAAACACACTTGTCAGTTAGAGAACTGTGCAAGGCAGCACGTCTACCTGATAAGGAAGTGTGGTACGTAGCCCCTACATACAAACAAGCTAAGATGATTGTGTTCAAGAAGTTGCGTAAGAAATTACAAGACCTACGTTGGGTCAGTAAGATCAACGAAACCAACATGAGCTTTGAATTAAAGAATGGCAGCACAATCAGTCTTAAAGGTGCAGACAACTACGATAGTTTGCGTGGTGTGGGACTTGACTTTTTAGTCATGGACGAGTTTGCAGATATTGATGAAGCTGCATGGACTGAAACATTGCGTCCCACATTGGCAGACAAGATGGGGTCAGCACTGTTCATTGGCACACCTAAGGGCATGAACTGGGCTAAAGACTTATATGATTTGGCTGATGAATTTCCTGAAGAATGGGCCAGCTTTCAATATACTACAGAGCAAGGTGGCAATGTTTCCATTACGGAAATTGAAGCAGCACGCCGCAGTCTAGATGAGCGCACATTCAATCAAGAGTTTCGTGCCACCTTTGAAACATTCTCAGGACGTATATTCTACGCATTTGATCGCAAAGTAAATGTTAAACCTTACACTGATCCATTGCCTAAGGAACTGCATTTGGGTTTAGATTTTAACATAGATCCGATGTCAGCAACCATTGCAGTTAAGACTGGAAACATTTTGCATGTGTTTGATGAGTTTAAGATATTTGGATCAAACACTGAAGAGCTAGTAGAAGAAGTTAAGACACGCTATCCAGGACACACCATCATAGCCTATCCTGACCCAGCAGGCTCCCAGCGTAAGACTAGTGCAGGTGGCAAGACTGATCACACCATACTTCGCAATGCTGGCTTTACAGTAAAAGCACCACACAGCCACAATGCAGTCAGAGATGGAATCAACGCAGTAAACGCTAAACTACGCAGTTCCAGCGGTGTTACTACATTGTTCTTTGACCCCAAAGTTAAATATAGCATCGAGTGTCTGGAGAAGCAAACCTATAAAGAGGGAACAAGTATCCCAGACAAAGACTCAGGCTTCGATCATATGAACGATGCTCTTAGATATATGGTGGATTACTTGTTCCCCATTAGACAACCAACTACCCCTATTGCGATTAGACAGTGGGGACATAAAATAGGATAATACAATGGCCAATCAGACCTTACTTGACGACTACACCGCCCTTGCTTCAACGCATTGGCTTTACATGAGAAACCGTGATCGTTGGCAGTTTCTTTATGAATCATATGCAGGCGGCGAAGAATATCGTAGAAGCGGATATTTGACAAAGTATGTATTAGAAACTGGTAATGAATATCAAGCTCGCTTAAACAATACTCCATTAGACAATCACTGCCAATCAGTTATTTCAACTTACATTAGTTTTATGTTTAGAGAAAGCCCTGAACGTGAATTTAAAGATTGGCAAGATCAACCTGATGTAGAAAATTTCTTAAAAGACTGTGATATGGAAGGACGCAGTTTAGATGCTTTCATGAAGCAAACTAGTATTTGGTCTTCAGTATTTGGACATTCTTGGATCATTATGACCAAGCCCTATATTGGTCAACAAACAGCAGCAGATGAATTAGTCATGGGTGTTCGCCCTTATGTTAATTTGTTAACCCCACTTGTTGTATCGGACTGGACTTGGGAGCGTCAACCTAATGGACGTTATGAATTAAGTTATTTTAAGTATGTTGAAGAAGTTGTTGATGGTATAACAGTTGTTAAAGAATGGACTCGAGAGACAATCAAGACTTGGATGATGGATGATGTCAAGAAAGAAGCATACTTGCGTGATGAAGAATTGAATATGTTGGGCAAGATTCCCGCTATTCTAGTTTACAATCAACGTGGTATTACTAAAGACATTGGTGTTAGCGACATTGCTGACATCAGCGATGTGCAACGACAGATCTATAATTTAACTTCAGAGAATGAACAAGCTATTCGCTTAGACGGTCACCCTAGTCTTGTTGTTCCACCTACTGCACAATTAGGTAGCGGTGCTGGTGCAATTATTCAACTGCAAGAAGGCAGTGATCCAGGCTTGAATCCCTACTATCTAGAGTCAGGTGGCACCAGTGTTGCTAACATTCACAGCAGCATTGACAAGTTAGTTGAAAGCATTGATCGTATGAGTTTCACTAGTGGTGTTCGCACAACTAAAACACAAAGCCAAAGTGGTGTATCATTAGAAACAGAATTTCAATTGCTTAATGCTAAGTTAGCAGAGAAAGCAGATCAACTTGAATTAGCTGAAGAACAGATCTGGCGTTTGTTTGGTCTATATCAAGGCCGTGAGTGGATGGGAGAAGTAGAATATCCAGACAGCTTTAACATCCGTGATGAACAGCGTGAAATATCACAGTTGGTCTCAGCCAAAGCAGCGGCAACTGATCCTGTTATGTTCCGTGTTATTGATGAACAACTAATCGAAATGCTGGGCGAAGAAAAATCTCGTCTACCGTTCAATGATCCTAACCCACAGCCAGGAAGACTCTATCCTGACGGTGAAGAGATCAACAGCAACTTACCCGACGCATATCAACCAGCCAGCAATGCAGATGTCCCTGAAGGACAGAACTGCGGCAATTGTGAATACTATAAGCCAGGTGAATTATATTGCACCAAGTTTGATGCCCCAGTCCGTGCAGTATACTGGTGTGCCAAATGGGAACCAGTAGAAGAAGAAGTATCATATAACGCAGGTCTAAATGCAGACGTTGCTCGACAAATTCAAGATATGATCATGACAGGCATGACCAATGCTGAGATCATGGCTGCACTGCCAGGCGTCACAGTAGAAGACATTGTGTATGCTGCCAGTGAAGCCGCAAGAAATAACAACTAAGGAGACTACTATGCCAGGAAGAGGAAGAGGCCGTGGTAAGAAACCACCAAAGCGTTGATTGGTTAGCCTACTATAAGAGTATAGCTAAAGAATGCCCTTGGAGCTTGCGAGCTTATCAACAAGGGCTTATCGATCTACAGGATTGGGGAGACAAAGATTCAATCCCACCATTGGGTCACTATCACGCTAGGGTATGGCATGTTGAATACCCTGACACGGTAGTTGAGGCAATGGCTGAAGAACTTGATTCAAGAGATCCTGTTCATGAATGGCTGTTTTCGTATCCCGGATACGGTGAATATGCTACACCCGTAGCTGTTCTGATACAACAGAACAGACAGCAATTGAATCAAATCAGGGATAAAATAGCCTGATTTTATCAATGGCTATAAATAGAAACACTGATGCAATCACAATGGTTGCATCAACCTACTTTAACTTATAAAGGCGATGCGACGATGTCAGACAATACATTGGCTAATGAAGATACTGGATCTTCTGAAAATAACCAGGCTCAGTCAGTAAAAACTTATACGCAAGAAGAAGTCAACGACATGATGGCCCGCACAAAAGGTGCAGTCCAAAAGAAGTATGAAAAGACATTTGCAGATCTAGGTGATATTGACGAACTACGTCAACTTAAAGCAACACATGAACAGCAACAGCTCGAGCTACAAAAAAAGCGCGGCGACTTTGATAAAATCATTGCTGATCTAGCTGCCAAGAAAGACGAAGAAATACGTAAACGTGATGAGATTATCAAGTCTTATACTGTAGATATGCCATTAGTAAACACTGCCGCACAATTGGGTGCAGTGAATCCTAAGCAGGTGCAAGCATTATTGAAGTCCAATCTTAGATTGGGAGAAACGGGTGAAGTTGAAGTGCTAGATGAAAAAGGCACAGTTAGATATTCCGACAAGGGACAACCTTTCAGAGTAGAGGACTTGGTCAAGGAATTCTTAGACAGCAACCCGCACTTTAAAAGCGCAGGCCCATCAACTACACAAAGTAAAAGCAATGTGAGTCAGTCACGTGAAAAATTAGACATAACCAAATTGGATATGTCCAAGTCAGCAGACAGAAAGATCTATCAAGAGTATAGAAAGTCCGCTGGCATAGCCTAACTATTAATACAGGAGATATAACATGGCTGGATCTACAAGCGTCACCTTAAATGACCTATTACCTACAATCGTTCAAGAAGCAATGTTCGTTGCTAATGAGCGTTCTATTATGCGCGGATTGGTTAAAAACTATTCGCTAGCCCCAACTCAGGGCAAAACCATTCAGGTTCCAATCTACCCAGTGCAAACTGCGGCAGCATTGACTGAAGGCGATGAGTTCAGCAACACAGCAGTTTCTACTGATGTTGCAACTTTCAGCGTTGGACAAGTTGGTCTACGCACTTTGGTTACTGACCTAGCATTACAAGCATCTGCTTCTAATGTTGTTGCTGACCTAGGCCGTTTATTCGGTGAAGCAATTGCTAAGAAAATCGACGGTGATTTGATGGCTAAGTTTGCTGACTTCACAACTAACACAGTTGGTTCTAGTTCCACAACTATTACTGCTGCTTTGGTTATGCAAGCTGTAACTAAGCTACGTGCTGCTGGTGTTCCAAGCGAAGGCATCGTTGGTGTTCTACACCCTAACGTTGCTTATGACTTGAAGTCAGCTTTAACAAGCCAAGGTAACGTTGTATTCACAGCTGGTGCTTATGGTGATGTTGCTAACGAAGCAATGCGTATGGGTTATATCGGACAGTTGTTCGGTGTTCCAATGTATGAAAGTGCAAACGTTCCGTTGATCACTAGTGGTTCTGCAGGTGATTATCTAGGTGGTATCTTCCACCGTGACGCTCTAGGCTTTGGTCTAATGCGTGACATCACTATCGAAACACAACGTCGTGCTAGCTATATCGGCACAGACGTAGTTGCTTCCGCTCTTTATGGTGTTGGCACTGTTTACGAAGGTTATGGCGTAAACGCAACTTTCGA